TGCAAGTGGGAAAGTCTTCGGGAACAAACGAGTACCAAGATATTCAAACCCGTCAAGACAAAATGGTGAATCATTTTTTGAAAGAATCACAAAGTGATGGACATGGCGTACAATGGATTGTCCATATGGACGCCGATGAATTGATCGAAGGAGATTTAGACGAAATCAGACAACAACCAAGTCATGTTCATACCTTTTGGATGCAAAATGAAGAAGCAAAATATGACAAAATTCCTCAAAAGCAGGATAATTGCTTTCGCGCATCCAAGTTTTATGATTGTGCCCTATACCCCGATAAATGTGTAAGTTACGGAAATGGAAAAGGTGGTGCTCGTGTATGCCCACAAACCAGTTCCAATGGACCGCATCGATGCAAGTCCAATGACGCAAATGCGAAAGAAGTCAAATTGGAAAAAGTGAAGGTCAAGCATTTTGAAAGTTGTGATTTTGATTCATATAAAAAGAAATTTCATCACTTGAAGAACCAAGATGAGAAAACGCGCAAAGCGATTCCTTTTGATTATTACAAAGAATCAATTGATGCCGCATCTCAAAATGACGATGAACAATTGAAAAACGTTTTTACGAAATATCGCGTGGAATAATAAATTGCTAAACATAGACCAATTTATTATTTCTTCTTTTCGCAGTTATCGGTTTTCTTATTTCTGCGTGTTCCGTTAGGACATCTTCTGCGTTTTGTCTTTGCCGCTAAACGAGAAGAACGACGGAGTTTTTGACTTTTCAACTCTTTGGCTCTTTTTTCCTTCTTTAATTTGCGTTTTATTTCTGCCATCTTTTTTTCTTTTTCGTGTAACTCCTTCATTACTTTTTCTTCTTCCTTTTTCTTCTTTTCAAGTTCCTTTTGCTCCTTTACCATCTTTTCTTCATGGGCTTTCAACATTTTTCTGTAATGCTCATTGATTTCTTTTAACTTATTATCCCATCCTTCCATATCACGCTTTTTATGATAAGCATTCTTTACCAAATAACTATTATGTTTCTTGACGACTTTGTTCCACTCTCTGTAAAGATCGCTTCCGTCTCTATCCAACATTCTAAGATCGATTGGCATTATATAATTATTATGACATAATAATTATAAATTACTTAGTTTGTTGCAGGAGCACTGGCAGGAGACATTTGTTTTGCTTTATTAGCAATCATGATCATCAAAATGAAGAAACTCAATAACAGTGGAAGCAATACCAATACCCATGAAACCATATTATATCCTTTGGAGCATAACCAGTTTAAGAAATAGCTAAATAATACCACCCAAATGAAACTCATAACAATGGTCATGGCGCTTCCCCCCATGAAAATACTTCCTAATATGCCTAAAACGGAGACAACAAAGTACAAAAATGCAGGTGTGCAATAATCCATATAAAATAAGCGAAGAAAAAAAGTAAATTTTAGTTAAATTATAAAATAATTCGCAATATCTTTTATGTATGAATAGATATATGAGCGACAAGAAACATAGTAACATATCTCCTACATTACGAAGTAAAATGATTATTGAAGAAATGAAGGCCCAGGGCAAAAATATTTACAACTTCGGTTTGGGCGAAAATTCCGTAAAGCAACCTTCCTTTTTCATCGAAAAAATGAAAGAATTTGCCCATAAAAAGCACTATGCATCTTGCGAGGGAATCCCTTCTCTAAACACCACTTTAAAGACAATGTACAACAATGAAATCATGGACTATGAGGTGTTAGTGGGTAACGGATTGAAAGAGTTGCTTTTTATTTGCCAATTTGCCTTTAAAGGGAAAATCATTCACGTGACTCCTTCGTGGGTGAGTTACAAAGAGCACATTGACGTCTTGGAACGCGAAGAATGTTTAATCGAATTGCAAACAAAAATCGAGGACAATTTTCACATCAATCTCCAAGAATTGGAAACCATTTTGAAAACCTTCGAAAAGCAACCGAAAATGTTGTTGTTAAACAATCCCAATAATCCCACCGGTATTTGCTATTCCAACGATGAATTAAAATCGTTGGCCGCCGTCTTAAAAAAATACAATTGCATGGTATTTTCCGACGAAATTTATTTGCAACTTTGCCATTACGAAGGACAGAAATCGATTCGGCATTATATTCCCGAACTCACTCTTTGCGGTTCATCGGTTTCCAAGGATTTAGCATGCGGCGGTTATCGATTGGGATGGGTGGCTTTCCCTAAAACACAACAAGAGTTCTTCGACAAGTGCAAGTTATTTTCCTCGCGCATTTATTCTTGCGCACCGGTTCCCATTCAATATGCCACTGACGCCATGTTGTGCAATCGCGAATTGTATTTGGATTATGCAAAAAAGACGGCGCAACTTTTCAAATATGTTTGCAGTCAATTATTGCCCCTATTTCACCAAACCAAACTCGTCTATTCCAAGACAAACGCATCTTGGTATTCCTTCGTGGATTTCTCCAATTATAAAATCGAATTGGCGTTTAAAGGGATTCACGATAGCATTGAATTAGCCGATTTTTTACTCCAAGAATATGGTATTGTGAGCGTGGCCGGACAATATTTCAATCATTCCAGTTTATCGATTCGTTTGTCTTTTGTCGATTTCGAATATGATTTTGAGAAAAACGATTGTATATACGAAGTGGATCTAAGTAAAATGAAAAAAGGGATTGAACAAATCATACTTTTTGTGCAATCCTTGGAATATCCATTATAAAATTGATAGGCTTTTATTTGTATTTATTACGCAAATCTCAAACCATGAAATCTTTTAAGAAACCTCTTTTACATCGAAGTGTTAGTCGTAATAATATTTATCAAATGCGTTATTACAGCTCATCCGAAGAAAATAAAAAAGATAGTTCGTATTCTTCTGACGGATTGCCCAAAGTTGCTTATTCGGCAAATGATTTAACGAGTCAAGCATTTGAAAATTTGTATGATGAGGAAGAAGAAGACAAAGAAAATTATTGTACAGAAAACAACTTCCCTTTTATTCCATTTGCTATTCAAATGAAAATGATCAAAAAAAAGGCTTTTCATACTGGTGTATATACCTTCTTTTACGGAAATTATAAAGGACACGCGCCTTCCATGTTAGATCAATACAGGTAATTGATCCGTTTTGAAAAAGGCTTTGCCGTCACGTGTCCATTGCACCACCATGGCAAACACTTCCACGCCTTTTTCATGCGCTTCTTTCAGTGCTTGTTTGTAAATAGGATCAATGACCGAAGCTTGGAAACTGGCCACATCGTCTCGCTGAATAATAAAACATAATAAACACCGTGTTTTGGACATGGTTTTTATTTTCGCCAATTCTTGCACATGCTTTAGTGCGCGAGGACTAATGGGGTCTTTAGCCATTTTGCGATATCCATCGGGAAAATAGGCGACTTTTGAGTGATAATCGCGATGTGTAAAGTCTTTGTTTTTCATTTCTTTTTTGGGTAAATCTTCGTAATCAGCCAAGGGGACGTTTTTGACTTCCATAAGGAAAGGTGTATTTTGCGCATCAATACCACTGAAATCAAAACGCGAATGAATGAGATCGGCAACGTCTATCGTGGTTTCTCGGCGATAACTTTTGACATTCATTAATCTTGACAATAAATTATTTTGAAGCGCCTTTTCCACCAACAATTCGGACATTTTAGGATGAATACCCACTACGGTGCTATCATAAGGATGAAAAGGATCTTGGAAAATGGATAAATACAATGTAAATTTGCTTTTGGCTTGTGGATTTTCTCCTTTAGCAATGAATATAGAGGCGTCTTTGTCGGCCAATCCACAACATCCAAGAGATGGACTATGTGCCAATTGGGTTTGCGTTGAATCAAATGGATCAACGACATCGGCAATATAGGGAGTTTTTATATATTGCGATGGGCGTTTTACCACTTTGGATTCATAAAGTTTAGGTAATGTGTGTAATAACATGATGGTTGAATGATTGCTCATCTTGGAAAAAGATGTTTCAATTTTGTCAAGGAATTTTCTCCTAATAATATAATTATGGTTGTATCATTCATAGCAACGCATCAAGCCAGATTACGTGGTTTTTTACAAGAGTTAATAAACACTCAATCAACAAACACATGGCATATAAGCGGAGAACCAAAAGAATTAATGGATTTTAAAACAGACCCTCCAGAGGCCATAAACACTGATGAAATAGGTAAAAGACAACAATGTCGAAATTATAATTTATTAAATCTTGCAGATTGGATAATTAAAAATGAACCACCAGTTGAAACTGATTCACCAGTTGAAAATGAATCACCAGTTGAAACTGATATAACAAGTATCAAAACGAAATTTTTCGATGATAAAGGTGAAATAGCCAGTTTTATGAATTGTGCTATCTTGAAAATTCATATGAATGGAAGTTATGTAACTATTGAATTAGTTTATCAAGGAGAACTTGATGAAGATAAAGGAAAAAAACGACGTTATTTTGTAACTCAATCAGATAATACTCAATCAGATAATACTCAATCAGATAATACTCAATCAGATAATACTCAATCAGATAACATTGTAAAAGTGGTATTTGAAAAAATAACATTACCTTTAGAAAATACAATATTAAGTCATTTTATTAATAAAGAAAATTACACATTTTATTTAATGAGGCATGGCCAAGGAGATCATAATGTAAGAACAGGTTTTTGGAAAAAAGCGACAGCAGTCGTTGGCATTGGAAATACAACTTTAACTCAAACAGGGATAAACCAAGCAATAAATGCTGCAGATTTTGCAGCAAATGAATTAAACTTAGATCCGACAACTATTAATTATTTATTTACTTCAGATTTAAAACGTACTCGTCAAACATTAGCTTATTTTTATATGCAACTCTGTATTAATAAAAAATTAATTAATAATACTAATAAAACTTTTTATATTTTACCATGTTCTCATGAACTTTCTTATGTAAAATCAAATGAGTCCATCACTAATATTGATAAATTAAATGATGGACTGTTAATTGCAAGTGAAAATAAACCTGCATGTCAATTTAACGATATAATTATTCAAGAAGGTAATAATAAATTTACTTTTACTTCAAATGCCAGCTATTATAGAGATTTTTATGATTCAAATTGTCGTTTTGGAACATTCAGAAAAATTAGGTTTGGACGAAAAGGAGGCAAGAAAAAAACGCGCAAAGCGCGAGTTTCTCATAAAACCACCTATAAACGCAAAGGAAAGAAATCAAACAGTCATCGAAGACGTCGCCGCCGAAACACGAAGAAACGTATTAGGTAAATCTTGACGCAATTTTATTTTCGCAAAACACATCAAACACGCATACGTATCCACCATACTGTCGTGCAAATTTTCCGGAATGCTATGAAACAAGTGTTCATACAATTCAACCAAACGCGGTGCTTTGTAATACTTTTCGCCGTTTTTACCCACTCGCTCGATTTTGCATATTGGTTTGCTATAATTCATGGTACAGAAATTATCAATGCGATGTCGCTCCTGAAATTCCTTTTGGAAAACTTGTTTCGCCGAAATACACCCCATATTTTCCAACATTTTCATATTCCGTCCTATTTCCAATTTCATCATAGCACGATCAAAATTGATATTGTGCGCCACGACACAATCACAATTCATATATTCTTTATAGAAATCATTCAATGCGTGAGTGATATGCACACCCTTTTCATTGACAATGGCTCGGTCAATTCCTGTGAGTGTGGTAATTTCATCCGAAATGGGCACACTGTCTTCCACTTTTACATAATGATTTGCTGTGCGCAATACTTGTTTGTTTTTGGGATCATATACAATAAAACTCAACTGTAAAATATAGGGCAATGGTTCTTGTTTCGTTTCCTCGGGAGTGGCTCCCTTTTTCACCTTGGGAAATAATCCGTTGGTTTCCACGTCAAATACAATAACTCGTTTGTAATAATTCATAATGAATGTTTTGTTACCTTATGAATTTAATAAATACGCCTATCAATTTTGTTTATCCTAAATTATAATTGTACTTGGATTGATGGATGTTAATTTGATCACTACTTCCAGAAGAACCAGCAGGAGTACAAATCATATTTGGAGGACTTGGAACAGGAGGACTAGGAAGAGGAGAAGGCGTTACAACAGGAGGACTTGGAACAAGAGAAGGTGTTACAACAGGAGGACTTGGAACAGGAGGACTTGGAACAAGAGAAGGCGTTACAACAGGAGGACTTGGAACAAGAGAAGGCGTTACAACAGGAGGACTAGGAAGAAGAGAAGGCGTTACAACAGGAGGACTAGGAACAGGAGAAGGTGTTACACCAGAAGGAGGAGGAGTTGTTTCCGAATAGTAAGAAACTCCATTATATGTAAATAATAGTTGATTATTATTAATGGATGTACCTAATTTAGTTGTACCTAATTGTTGAGATACCTGTGGTGAAGTATAGTCACCACTATTAATAAAACTTGTTTGTGTAGAATTTTTACTATCACCAGAAAGTTTACCAAATAGTCTTAAGAAATAGTTGTTATCAACAGATGATATTAACTTATATGGTGAAAAACTTGTACTATCTATATAAAATGATGTTCCTTCACTATACTCACTAACAGTTGGAATTTGTTGTCCACCTTCATTTGGTTGAGCTTGTAAATATAATTTTGTTCCATTTGTTATTGTATATATCTTAAACTGATTTGTTGGCATAGTACTATTTGTTTCAAGTCCTTCTTTTCCAATAATAACAGAAGAACGTTGAACAAAATAGAAAATGACTAAACCTACGAAAAATACGATTAATAACCAATGTAATATTTGAATTTCTTTCATTGTATAAATTAATAACATAAATTATTTATTTATATTTTGATAATTAACGTCGTAAATTTGAAATTGTTTTGCTAAAACAAACAAAGTACAATATAAACAAATTATGAGGAGCACATTTCACAAATTTCCTCCTCTTCTTCTATTTTATTAATAATACCTTTTTCGGGTTCAATGGTAAATTGTTGTGCTTGGTGACGTCCTCGTCTGCGCAAATAATAAATGCCCGTTTTCAATCCCTTCGTCCATGCGTAAAAATGCATAGAAGTCATAGTTGAATAGCTCGGATCTTCCATCCACAAATTCAGCGATTGACTTTGGCAAATATAAGCTCCGCGATCAGCCGCCATATCAATCAAACATCGCATAGGAATTTCCCAAACCGTTTTGTATTTATTACGAATGGCTTCGGGAATCACATCAATTTGCTGTATGGAACCATTATTTGCAACAATGTTGTTTTTGATTTTGTCATTCCATAACCCTAGATCCAACAAATCGCGCATCAAATATTTATTGGCCATGATAAATTCGCCTGCCAATGTACGACGACTATAAATATTCGATGTAATTGGCTCAATGCATTCATTGTATCCCAATATTTGCGATGTGGAAGCAGTGGGCATGGGTGCCATCAACAAAGAATTTCGCAATCCATGAGTTTTAATTTCCTCCTTTAAACCTAACCAATCATATCGGTTTTGCGACGGTTCGACGTTCCACATGTCGAATTGCAATATTCCGCAAGAAGCGGGAGATTGTGGGAAGGTTTCATAAGGACCGTCTTTTTGGGCATTTTCGCATGATTGGGTCAAAGCCGCGTGATAAATGGTTTCGAAAATGTCTTTATTGAGTTTCGTTGCTTCTTCGGATTCGAATGTATAGCCCATTAAAATGAACGTATCGGCCAATCCTTGCACACCAATGCCAATGGGGCGATGACGAGCATTGCTTGTTTTCGTTTTATCTGTGGGATAATAATTGACGTCAATGACGCGATTCAAGTTATTGGTGACGATTTTGGAGATTTCATGGAGTTTCTCGAAATCATAACTCGCTGGCTCCGTGGAAGTATTGACAAAAGAAGGCAATGCAATACTGGCCAAATTGCATACTGCAGTTTCCTTGGAATTCGATACCTCCATAATTTCTGTGCAAAGATTGGACGATTTTATAATGCCGATGTTTTTTTGATTGGATTTGCGATTTGCTGCGTCTTTATAGCACAAATAAGGCGTTCCGGTTTCCATTTGCGCATCCAATATTTGAAACCACAATTGACGAGCCTTCATGGTCTTTTTTCCACGTCCTTGCTTTTCGTAATTTTCATACAATGTGTTGAATTCTTCGCCAAAGACATCGCTGAGTTGAGGACATTCGTCTGGACACATCAGCGTCCAATCTGCGTCGGCCTTTACGCGTTCCATAAATAAGTCGGGAATCCAAAGACCGTAAAACAAATCGCGCGCTTTGAGCTCCTCGTCGCCGTGATTTTTCCGCATTTGCAAAAACATTTCAATATCTCCATGCCATGGTTCTAAATAAATAGCAAAACTGCCGTTACGCTTTCCGCCTCCATTATGGACAATACCATTATGCAATGTATAATTATGTTCTTTGGTCATTTGCAAATCATAGAGAATACCTTTATAGTTGTGTTCCTCCACTTTTTGCACACGAGTCATCAAATAATTATTATACCGGAAAAATTTGAAAAACTGCTCGTCTTTGTATTCTATGTTCATTAAAGCGCACATTTCTTGCGTTTTAGGAATTCTCAAAACATAGTTTAATTTCTTGTTTTCAATGACAGAACCATAACGCGACACGTGTTTTTCTCCAATGCGGTTTCGCTCTAATCCACTTGTGAGAATCCCCATTTTCAAGCACAAATAGCGCAATCCTTCGATTAAATTATAGGAAGTATTGTCAAACATTAGTTCTTTTGAACCAATACATCCATCCGTATCTAACAATCCTTTAATTATGTATTGCGCCTTGTGTAATGGCAAGTGCAACCATTTTGGCAATATTCTCTTTTCTTTGTTTTCATTGTAAATCGTGTGGTAACGGAAAGGCAATTGCAAATTCATATTCCATCGCAATCGCGTGGTGTTGTTTTGTTCTTCCGCGAAATACTCCACACAGCGTTTTTCGAAATAGCTTGTCAAAAAGTCTTGCACGTGTTTCTTTTTTGAGGAATGCATTGACACATAACCCGCGCTTTGGTTGCTTTCGTATAAACAACCGTCGCCCAACAAGATACCGTACATATAACAATCGTCTTCGCTAATGTCGTGCTGGTTTTCTTCGTATTCCGGAATCGCATACGCAATCATGGTATGTTCATCCACTTCCTTGGCTTCTATATAATCCAATTTCGCCAAATTTTTTTGTAATCGATTTTGAATGACACTGTAATTCAACCCCTTTTTCTGATTTGGCAATGCCAATATAGGATGTTCTGGAGTAATGGTTAATGGATACAAGGAATGAATGGTATGAATCGCATACATGGGACCTTTGTAAAAGTGCTCCAATACATTTTCGATGGTTTCCATGTTACCAGTCGCATTCAAAATTTTCGTATTTTGTGCTTCGCAATGCTGGATTTGCTTCGGACCGTCGTTTGTATAAATAATCGTTTCAGGTAATACACATTGGTCAACGTATTTGGCCGTATTATTAAAAACGCGCAACATGGGAACAATTCCATTTGAAGTGCCATTTGTTCCACGGATATGACTTCCCGTTGCGCGAATATTGTGAATATGCATACCAATACCACCCGCCCATTTGGAAATATTTGCACAATCCTTCAGTGTATTGTAAATACCGTTAATACTGTCCTCCTCCATGGCAATCAGGAAACAAGACGATAATTGCGGACGCGGCGTGCCTGCATTGAACAGTGTCGGCGTGGCGTGTGTAAAATATTTTTGCGACATGGCATCGTAACTTTCCTTCACTTTCTCCAAATCGTCTCCGTGAATACCCAATGCCACACGCATCCACATATGCTGTGGTCTCTCCACAATTTTCTTATGAATTTTCAACAAATATGCACGTTCCAACGTCTTAAAACCAAAATAATCAATCAAATAATCACGTTCGTAATCGATCATAGCATCGATTTTTTCATGATATTGGGTGACCACATCATATAATTGCTTCGATACAATCGGACAATGTTTATTGTGATTGTCTTTAAAATGATACAAATCGTACATGGTTTTGGTAAATAGTTTGTGTGTGTTCTTTTGCAAATTGGAAACCACAATACGTCCTGCTAAAGTATTATAATCGGGATGGGTGGAAGCCAACGACGCGCATTGTTCCGATGTGAGTTCATCTATTTGCGTGGTGGTAATGCCGTCGTATAATTGATCAATGACTTTCATCGCCAACATTGTATAATTCAATTGAATATTGGCTTCTTGGCCGGTATTTTTAATACGTTGCAGAATTTTATCGAACGAGACGATTTCACGCTCTCCACTGCGTTTTACAACATACATTTCTTCATTGTCGGACAACATTATATAGAAAATAACAAAGCTTTGTATTTATGTCGTTTCGGGCAACTATTTTTTCCTAAAGCAGGTCGTCGGAGAGAAATAATTTTAAATCGCCCAGCACTATAGCAAAAGATCATGTGGTAATATTTTGTATTATGTAAATGTCGGAAAACTCCGTGTTTGAAATTGTTGGATTGATGAATCGATAATCCATAACGTGTTTCTAAAGATCGATAATTCGAAACATATTGGTCAGTTCCAAGAAGATGTGTTTTGTTATACCAATCCACCACGATTTCTTGGAATTCTCGTAAAAAATGAGGTGGATGATCGTGTTTATAGGGAACATATTGTCCGATTTCATATTGTAATTCGAGGGGTAAGTTTTCATAATAGTTCATTTTATAAGACATTATAAAATGGTTTACCTTGTTGAACACGTTGTGTTACCAATTTATATGGTATTACGTCTATATTTAGGAATATTCGGTCTTCGTTTCATGATTATTCCATTTTCCAAGGAATAATTCACGGTGAAAAATTGTTTTAACAATTGATGGTTGAAATAGGCCTTGTTTAGGAAAACCACCTCGTCTTCATTGAAACTGAGTTCAGGATCTAACCCTTCCCATTGTTTTGCTTGGGTTTGATTTTTCCAATCTTGGCAAAATATTTTGTATTCTTTTTGAAAATCTTGGATTGGATGTTTATAAGGAATGTAATGTCCTATGTATGTTTGGATTTCTATTGGAAGATTATCGTAATGACTCATGGTTATATTATTTAGGGATTCCAAGATTTACAAAAATTATTATTTGGGTTTGGAGTAAGAAAAATATCAATATAGTGTATATTGGATAATTATGATTGGTGGAATAATAACAAAACCGCATGAAAATATTCGTGCAAAAGGGAGTAGAAAAAGTGATAGAATAAAAAAACCTTCAAGTCTCTTAGATAATTATTTAGTTTATGGGCTGAAAAAAAACACTGTGTTGAGAGAGTTAAAAAGTAAATATAAGACGGAATGTGATGTTAATAAAATGGTTAAAGATATAGATAAGGAAATTGATGTAGCTGAGGAAATGGATATTAATACCTTAATAAATAACTTTACACGTATGGATATAAACGAAGGTAAAATGAATGGAGGAGGAATTGGAATACCATTCCCTTCCTATTTAATAGCAATTGTTAAAAAATTCGAAGAAGGAGGACAAGCTTTAAACGCTGTGTATGCTAATATTCATACTATTTTAGAGAAGGGTTTGGAATTGTTAGAATTTTTATCAAATAAAAATAATTGTCTTAAAGATTATTTAAAATATTTGGTAGGAAAAAATATTACAAAATTATTAGAATATTACGTTATTGGTGCTATTGCAGTGAGTACCAATCCTATAGAAGCAGTACAAAGTTTTATTTCTATCTTAAATATGATTGGACCCATTGTTATTACATCCCTTGGAGGAATTGCTTTAACGATTATTGGTAAATATTTATCTGCAATTGTTACTTATTATGGTACAAAAATAGGAGAAGCCAGTCAAAACGCTTATACCGATATTCAAAACAAGATTGAAGAATTTCATAAATTAAAAGGAGAAGAAGCTATTCAACAATTAAATGATATTTACGAATCCTTACTAAAACTAATAAACGAGCATTTTCCAACACATCAACAACGAACTGCAGATAATTTAAAAGAATTAATGGAAGAGGTTAAATTAAATTTAACAGAAAAACAAAGAAATTTACTTAATAATGTTGGAGAATTTGTTGATGCAAAAAGTGTTAAAGAAATGCATGAAGAAATGGAACAAGAAAGAAACGAAGGAGCAGCAATGCAAGTTGAAGAAGGAGCAGCAATGCAAGTTCAAGAAGGACAACCAGGAGGAAAAAGACACCGCAAAACAAAGAAACACCACAAAAAGTCTCAGAAGAAATACCGCAAAAAATCTCACAAGAGACACCACAAAAAGAAGTAAATAAGTCCTATAAAATTGATAGTCCTTTTATCCATATAATGGTATTACCATTCTATGAATACAATGAAAACAGTATTTGAGCTATTTGATTATTTAAAAACGAGCCCCTGGAAGTATCCAGAAGAGTTTTACGAGTTCTTGCAAGGTATCGATCCCTCCCCTCGAGGATATGTCGTGGAACGTATTATGGAATTTCTCTCCTTTTACAAATGCCTTCCAGAACTCCAAGACTATATATTGCAATCAGGTAACTTCAATTTAGGAACCCTTTGCAATGCCACAATCGATTCATTATTATACGATAATAATGGAAAACCTGCATCTATCCGACAAGGCGGTGACTCAGCTGACTTGGTGTATCGTCATCCAGACGGTCATTGGATTGCCATATCTGCCAAATCATTATCCCGCGAGGCTGTGGGAAAGTTAGATCTCGAAAAAATGTTCTTTCATGCTCCTCAAAACACACTTTTCGGATTTCTTGTTCCTTCGAAAGACTACTCCGAAGCCATGATAAATCGAGCAAACGAAACTTCAGAAAAAGTCACAAACATATTAAAAAAATCCCTTTTCCTCGATTTTGACGATCTTTGGTGTGGCTATATGCGCTTTTCCAAGGGTATGGAGAAGTATTGTGCGAAAAATAAAAAGACCATGGATCTTCGCGTCAATCAACGTTATGGTGTTGAATTGATTTACAACTTCAAAGTACAAGGCACGCCCAATTGTCTTCTTTGCCATGAACCTCGTTCAGGCAAGACTTATATTATTGCGGCGTCCATTGTAAAAGATTTTGAGACCAACGGCGAGGGTATTTATTTGGTCACCACTCTTGCCCCCAAAGAGACCATTCCATCATTCTTGCATCTGTTTCGCAGTTACGTAGAATTCGACGATTTCCGAATCATCGATTTGCGTTACGACGAATTGCCAACTGTTTTACCAAACAAGAGCATTCTATTAGGCTCAAAGCAACTCCTCCAAAGCAAATTAGAAGAGAAATCCATTTCGGCATTGGCCAATGCCAAGATTTCCATGCTGTTTATGGATGAGACGCATCATGGCGGGACCACGATTTTAGCACACAAAGTATTGGACACTTATGCGAAGGATTCCTTTAAAGTGTATATTACGAGTACCTTTTCCAAGCCGGCGTTTGTTTATGATATTCCTTCAGAAAGACACGTTATGTGGTCGCAACGTTCGAATTTGGCAGCGCGCGAAGGAAACAAGGAACTTTTGCTGGAAATTCATCATGATGACCCAGTATTGGCCGAGATTTTGAAATGCACTCCTACGCGTATTCTCAAGGAACAATACGCCGACGTACCGGAGCTCATTACTTTCACCAGAAGCGTGAATGAAAACGTCGAGCAAGAAGTTGTCAGGGATTTGAAATCCGCGAATAACAATGTCGCGGGATATAGCAATGAGGCGGCGTTCTTGCCTCATGAAAACGGTTCTTTGCAAAACGAAACCGCTGCATCGAATGTGTTGATAGAGTTTTTCGGTAAAAATGTTGGGCGTGTTCGCGATCAATCGTCGTACTTATACCGTATCACCAACCATGCCCAGAAAAATGGTTCGCGTACGATGGAAACAATGGCTTCCACTGATCCGTTGGTGATCCTCATGTTCCTTCCTGTGGCGAACGTGAGCAAATTGTCTCGAGCACTATTTGCGTTGATGGAAAAACACTCCTTATGTTCGGAGTTTGAATGGGTGGCGATTAACAGCAAGGAAACCTCCGATCCATTGGCGGCCATTGAGGCAGCGAAACAAAGAGTTCTCAACAATGACGCGAAGAAAGCCGTATTGGTGTTTAGCGGATTGCAGTGCTCTTTAGCGGCCACCATACCCACTTGTGATATCGTCGTCCTTGCCAACAATACCATGAAATACGACCTCATTTTCCAGATGATGACTCGCTCTATGAGTCGCTCTAAAGGAAAGCGTTATGGTTATGTCATTGATTTAAATATCAATCGCCAAATCCATTTGACCGTAAATATGGCCGCGCAATATTTGCCCAAAACGAAGACGCTCAAGCAGAAATTCACCAAACTCGTCGAAGAACGTCTTGTTACGATCAATCCCGACGAATTTCATTTGACTGACGGAACACACGGTGAGAAAGTGGAGAAGTTATCGTCGAATTTGTACGCCCTGTACGAGTCATCAAGATCTTCGATGATTCCTGCGTACTATGCACGCTTACTGAATGTGGTGGTGCAACTCTCCAAAGATCAACTGGAACAGCTCAAAGCGTTCAAAAAAATAGCAATGTCGAAATCTTCGAAAATCGCTCTAAAGGAAACAGTGAATAGCACTGAATTGAACAATGGCCAAGAAGTCATCTATGTGAAAGAAGGCGAGGAAGCCCAAGAAGAAGAAAAAGTCCAAGAAGTGGAAGAAGTCGAGAAGGTCTCTTTCCAGCAAATTCTCCACTATCTTACTCCGGTGATTATTGTCTTGAGTCTTTCCAATGATTTGGAAGATTTATTTGATATGTATTTGGATATCAAAAAAGATGCTGTGCGTCATAGCATTCTAATGCATTTGGTCCGCGAGTTGTGGTCAGATTCATTATGTGAAAACGATTTAGATAGTTTCTTCGATATATATAAATCAATGAATGACCAACAAATCGGCGATTTAGTACGCTCTATTAAACAGCTTTTATTACAGAGTAAAAACAATCCAGAATTGCTTTTGAGTGAATTGGATCGTTACCTCATTCCGCACCGCAATGAGCAAAAGGAGGACGCAGAATTTCCCACATTATCCAAAATGCGCAAATTTATGCTTGACAAGTTTCCAGTGTCGTTTTGGAGTAATCCGAATTCAAAAATACTAGAACCAGCTTGCGGTAAAGGCCACTTCTTGTTAGAACTCGTTGTGCGATTTATGAATGGTCTTGCAGAACATTTCCCGGATGAGAAACAAAGATACAAACACATTGTTGAGAATATGATTTACTTTTGCGAGTTGAAGTCGTTTAACATTTACATATGTAAATTGTTGCTCGATCCGGATAACGAATATGCACTAAATAGTTATACAGGAGATTCCTTGAAACCAATTCCATGGGATTGCCACATCTTCCAAGGATGTGTCATGAACTCTCCCTATAACACATCGCAGAAAATTAATGCCCGGAATTCCAAGCCAATGTACCATTTGTTTGTGGAGAAATATGCATATGCAATTCCATTTAGCGTATTTATTATTCCTCAGCGCGGGTTCATCAATGGAAAGGGTCTGGATAATTTTCGCAAAGGGTTTAAGAATCGCACAGACATCAAGAGCATCAACTGGTTTGAAAATTCCAAAGAGGTCTTTGGAAATCACGTGAATATTAAGGGTGGAGTGGTGGTAATCACACGAGACGAATCACATGACGGTCTCTGCAATTTTGATGATACTATAATGGATTTAAAGGTATCGGATGTTGTTCTTACTCCAAAGGCGTATCGAACCTATTTGTCTGGACAAAGTCATTGTAACAAACAAGGTTGTATCGACGCACTCTTTAAAGGCCGATATTACGGGATTGAAACAAACGATGATCGGTTAAAGGACAATAGTGGTTCTTCCTCTAAACTGTGTTACGTATCTTTGTTTCAATCAAAAGACCGCAAAATGTTTATTGAAACGGATGCTGCCTTGGAAAAGAAGGAACAGTTTTGGAAAGTCTTTACACCCGCTGCGTTTGAAAAGGCAAACAGTGGATTTGGTCCATTGTATATTGCAAACCCTGAAGAATTGCATAGTGCCAGTTACGTTTCATTCAAAGTGAAAAATTACGCAGAGGCACTTTCACTGAAAAGTTATTTAAGGACCAAATATGCAAACGAATTGTTATCTATTCGCAAAGCCAGTCAATTGATATCCAAAGACACGTTGAAATGGATTCCAAATGTTCCTTTGGACCGCATTTGGAATGACGAGATTTTGGAGGAGTATTTGAATCCCCGCACAAACAGCGTTGAAGCAGCAGATGTAGTAGTTTAGAATTTTATAATTTGTAATGTAATAACCCTTTTTTTATGTGCAAGTTATTCCTAAATAACGAGTGGTGTATGTGGATACGCCAAAGAGTATATGACAAACAATGCCAAATAGGAAGCTGAAAATGGTGGTGAGTTCAATCGGAATGCTTGTCAAATAGGTCAATACAAAGGCCAAACAAATAGTCAGAAAATAATCGACTAAAGCAACATCCAAGAAGCGAATACTGTGCGCACCTTTTCGTGGAACACCGAAGAGGTCTTTGTATTCTCGAAATGGGCAAAGGGTTTCTCCTTTAAACATATAATTGTAAAGGAGAAATAGATTTAAACAATTATTTGTTTGGATTCTTATAATGGATCGAAACGAATTGTTGAAAACGATTTCTGCTATATGCACACCAGGAAAAGGCATTTTGGCCGCAGACGAAAGTATTGGGACAATCGGAAAACGATTTGACGCGATTTCTTTGGAAAACAGTCGGGAAAATCGTATTAAATACCGCGATTTGCTTTTTCGCAGTCCGAATTTGCATGAACATATTAGCGGCGTCATCACATATGAAGAGACGTTGTTGGATATGTACAATGGAGATCGATTGATACAGCCATTGTTAGAGAACAATATTATGGTGGGTATCAAGGTGGATATGGGCGTAAAACCGCTATATGGGACATGTGGGGAAACGGTGACACAGGGATTGGACGGATTAGACGAACGTTGCAAGAAGTATTATGATGCCGGTGCGCGATTTGCCAAATGGCGTGCGGTGTTGAAAATAGATATGGAGAAACAATTGCCGTCGGATTTGTCGATGCATGAAAATGCGGTGACGCTGGCGCGATATGCTTCTATTTGCCAAAACAATGGATTAGTGCCGATTGTCGAACCCGAAATATTGATGGACGGAGGTCACACGATTGAAGAGGCCTATCAAATTACGTACAGAACACTGAATTTGGTATATCGCGAATTGGTGCGGCACCATGTGCAAATCGATTGTACATTGTTAAAGCCAAATATGGTGCGTCAAGGAGTGTCTTGTACCGTTCCAGTGGATTTTAAGGCAATTGGTTCATGGACGGTGAAAGCATTACGTGATTCCGTACCCGCTTCAATGCCCGGTGTGGTGTTTTTATCCGGAGGTATGTCTGAAGTGGAGGCCACCATTGCTTTAAATGAAATTAATAGCAGTGATGAAAAAACGCCTTGGTATTTGACATTTTCTTATGGTCGTGCATTGCAAGCTTCCGTATTAAGCGTATGGAAAGGAAAAGATGAGCATATTGAAGAAGCCCAGACCATGTTATTGAAACGCGCCAAAGAAAATGGATTGGCTTCTCAAGGACAATATAAAAATCAAGAAGAAACGGGTTCATCATTGCATGAAAACAATTATACTTATTAATTGAATTTTTCTAATCATAATTATATGGACGAGTTAAATAAAATCAATGCAGAAACAGATTATAATGAAAATATAACTTATAAAAACATTATTGGATTTTTTATCATCTATGTGGTTGTGGTCATAGCCATACCTTATTTTTTATTTGAACACATTCCGAAATTCTTGTTTTTGACTTATTTCGCCAATGTGGATATTATATCTAATATATTGACCATACACTTTCCTTCGTATTTCAAAAACATTTACGATATTGATCCTAAAACACCGGTGCAATATATTTCGTATAACGCGATTTCCATTATTGCCTTGTCAGGAATTTTCATGTATGGATTATCGCAAAAAAATCGTGGATATTTGAGTGATTTAGACATTCTTTTTACGATGATGATCATGACAGTTATTACGTGGGTATTACCCACCAAGTTGATTCCGTATTTAACCGAAAAAATAAAACAGTTTTTTCAGTTTGAGTACAAAGATGCAGATATTTTCATTGCCACGACTATTTCCATTTGTTTCATATTAATAGAAGCGATTCTGATCCATTTATGGTTACAATTTACTGGTTCCATGAAAAAGAATTTCTTCAAACATTTTCATTTTAAATTTTACTAAAACTGTGATATTATGTTTTAAGGAATATTTCTTAAAACATAAAATGATTAGGTTCGTTTCTTTTCAAAAATAACAGAGAATAACCAAGCGATAGCTAAAACACCTATCACCGTCGATATGGGTGCTGATATTTCCAAAATGTGTTTTGGTATAATCGCTTCTTTTGTATCAAAAATGGCACCTTGCCATTGCCATACTAAATGCGCACACAATGGAATCAAGTTACTAATTGTGATTAATATGACCAAAAAAGTCCCTTTGTTTGTACTAAATGCGTTGCCGAGTTGTTGTCGTAATCCCGGGATACGCAACAAAACGCCTAATGCGCACAAAATTAGAAAAATGGCCAATACATGGTTTGTTGCATGGGATTTTTGCACTGAATTCAAATACAATTGAGGTGAAAAAGCGGCAATCATAATACCAATACTCAAAATAGTTGTAAAACCGGTTACTTTTTGGTCTTTCGGAGCAAAATAAGCGAAAATGAAACCTAAAATAATGGAAAAAATAAACATAAAAACGGATATGTGAACCACCAATCGAATTTCCTTGTTTTTGTCTTCTTGTGTTGTCATATAATATATGAAAATATTTTTACATTCATTCCAAATCCTCTTTATCTAATTTGATCAAGCAAACGCCTTTTTGTATAGGAAAATTTCGCAATTCCTTGTCTCCTTTTTCATCGGCAACCACCTCTAAAGTCAATGTTTTTACTTCTTTTTTGGAAGCCGGAGCGCGATGTTCGCATCCCGTTTCTCGCTCTTTCAAAATTGTTTCCCATGTGTTTTGAATAAAGGGAAGTGCTCTTTCGAACCACAATCGATTGCGCTGAACCAATACGCAACTATATGTGTCCAAATACCAATAAATGGTGGTGTAAAGAGACCAGCTCCTGCGTAATTTCGCTCGCGTACTTTCGATCCATGCTTCCACGTTTTCGCGTGTCAATTCAATGGAAAGTGGCATATATTCGTAACGCGGTACGCCAGAATATTGTTGGGCCAGCATATATCCCTGATTTGGATTTTCTTCTTGGTTCTCCTCCAAACAAGGATATGTGTTGCTTCGGGGGCGGCGATTTGGAGAGCCGTCGCCGTAATCAGGTGCGTCTTGGCATATACTGATTCGTTCCACGAAATAGAGCATCACACCCTTGTGTTCTTTTTCTTCGTCTTTCCAGAAATCTTCTTCTTCATTATATTCTTGGAATTTGGTTTCGAAGAAATCGCATTCGTCGAGATCGCAACATTCCATTTGCATTTGCATTTGAATCCAGTAATCTTTCAAGGGATTGCCATTGATTTCGCGATTTACAATATTTTTGATTTCTAACATGCGACCAAATCGTGGGCAATCGGATTTGGTGACAATGCCGTCGGGGGAAGCTCCTATAAAGGGAAATTCTTTGTGTTGGATGCAACCGAATTCGCCCACTTTGGTCGAAAACATTTGTTCGTATAACATGGTGGAAAGGGGTTCGTATTTTTGTCCCCAATGTAAAGGACTGGTGACGCTCACTGGACCATAAGGCTTACTTTGTTCCATAGGCTGGCATTTTTCGTAAATAAGGCGATTTCGCGAAGCTTCGCTGCCGAAGATTTTGCCTAAACTACTGGCGCTCAATAAATTATGGCGGAACTCGTACCATTCGGGTGTTCGTTGTTCGGGTTGATATAAAGATTGCAAATACAGTAACGTTTTGGTATAACGCATGTGTTTGTTGTTTTTTAATACAATGGATTTCGGAAGAACACGGGGAGGACAACATGCGATTTGCAATTCGAAATAATTTTGGCAAATGGCGGTGCAGTGTTGGACAATGTCTTCAACGTCGTCTTCATCGCAAGCGCCGCATTCTTTCCAATCCATGATTAATAGGTCGGCAATGTCTTGTGCCATGTTGTCGTGGAATTTTTGTTCGTGCATTTCGAGGACGTTGAATTGCAAATATTCATGGGCCAGTTCGTAAATGGTGGTACTGGCGTCGATTAAATCTTCTTCATTTAATTCATAATCTTCTTGATAGCTGAGTGACGTCAAACTGGAGTTTGTACTTTCCTCATCGCTATCGTATATTTGTTCATCCATAATTCTATTATAAATTACTTACAATAGAATATATCAATTTTGTTTTTTATATGTATTCATTTAAACACTTTCATGTTTCACTCCAAATATATTTAACAAAACCAAGCCAACCACCAGAAAATAAGGTTCATATAACGTCACAAAGGTCCATAAAATGACGGCTAAAGACGCCCAAATGTTCTCGCGAGGAATGGACGCATAATAATCTAATTTGCGATAGTAAATGAAAATACCGGCAATAATGGAGAGGATAGTGATTTTTAATAGTTTGATTTCTTTATTGTTCATTTATATTTAGGCTAGAAAATAGTAAGTGAAGTATCCGGTGCGCATAAAATCGCAGGTCTTTTCCCTGCTTTGAACACTGTTGTATCCCATATTTTGGAAATCGTGGAAAATGGTTTTGGCGCGATATAGGCGCCCAATATATCCGAATACCATAATAACAATCAAGATCCAAAACAGTTTATGAAACGCAAAAGGTTTTTGTTTGAATAAAAGTAATATACCATTGATTATCAAATAATAGGCTATGGAGTGAAAAAGTATGGAAAACAACACATCGAATGAGAATAGGGAACTATAAGAAGCTTGGGGGTTGGTGGTGTCTAAATATACTTGAAAACAGTTTTTCATTATATAGTGGCTCTATATAATCTTTTGATTTAGGAATTTATATACGTTTAGTGTATAATGGCTACTCACCGAAGACGCTCAACCAGGGGAACTCGTTCCAAGACTCACAAGGGTCGCAAAAACTACACCACCAAGAAGGGAGACAAGGTCTTCCATCGTAAGGGAAAATACGTTCGTAAATCCAGAAAACCGTACTCTAAGAAGAAGAGAGGATAAATGAAAAATTTATTTATACATAACCAATAAGTAATAGCTCTTAGAAAGTTTCAAATAGAATAAAACATCCTATTTGAAAGAAGGACACAAGGTCAAATCAAAAATAAAAGAATATGAAAATCATATAAAATTTCTATCGTTTTAAAAATCAAGTTTCTTTCTTTTGTTCCAAAGACGTATTTCGTTTTGGTGTCAAAGATTTCAATGTGGAAACGCGTTTTCCATCCAAATTCCGTAAAGAAAATTGGCGTTTTTCACTATTAAAATACAATGCTGGTATTGATTCTAATGCGCGACTTTCGCGATTATATACCACATCCTTTGTTTTGCTCAACTTCCCCTTGTCTAAACATTCATTGAAATACAATTTCAATTGTTTTACCTCTTTCATTGGAATCCCCTTTTCACGTCCATACGTTTCCGCAAAGCTGTGCAATAACTGCGTTTTTTGAGTTTTAGCCAATTTGTTCCAAGGTTCGTTTTTATAACTTTGGCGTTCTGCTTCCAACAAATTGTCTAAAGAAGACATATTCATGGAATTTTGGTAATTCGAACTCATTGGAGGAACATATTCTTTTTTCGCAGTTTTGGTCGGAGTGACATTGGGTGCATCGTTTGTGATTTCGGTTTCATGATCAGGAAGCATTATTTACAAAACGTCCCTTTAAGTTAATATCGAATGCAATGTTTATTATGTTTCATAAAGTATATTTTTAATCACATTCGCCCATCTTGAATAGCGCGATGACCGCTTGTTACAAAAGAAGTGGAAAACTCGTTCATTTTCATTTTGCATATTTCGTTGTGTTCTCCGCTATAAATAATATTTTTCACAGGAAAGTCTTTCATCTTGGAATGACAATCCACACAAGGTTGCGACAACAATATATTGCCTTGTTGAGACACCCGTACCACATAGATGGTCAATTTCTTCGGCATGTGTTTTTTCAAGCATTTTCTCAAAACATCAATTTCGGCATGGCATGTACAAGCATTATCCAACAATCCGTCCTTGGAAAATGCGCGATAATGATTGCAACCACGAGCAACCACTTTTCCCGATGCCACGGCAACACATCCGTGTTTATGATACTTCACCTTCGATTTGGACGCCTCCTCCGCTGCGATTTCCAAAAACCGCCAATCATTATTCGAACAAATGGTCATTTTTTGAGTATAATAATCACACAAAAAATTTCTTCAATTTTGTTTGTATTATGGGATTTATGTGAAAGTAAAATCTTGGAAATCGAAGAAATAGTTTTCCTTATAACAAGTTTTTCTTATGAAAAAAATATCTATCGAATTGTTTATAAGAGTTTTTGTTTTTCTAATTTCCAAGATGAGTGATGACGAAAAAGAAGAAAAAGTACGGGTTTTGGACGTTTGTTTTGAAAAACCCAAGAAATCCAAGAAAGTGGAATTGCAAAAACCGCGAAAAAAACGGGTCATTACCACGCAAGATTCTTGGAATGAAATGGTTCGAATTTTCCAAGAAAAAAGTCACGACGAAATTATTGATTTATTGAGTGCGCAAAACAAGGATTTGGCTCCTTTAGGGGCGCACATTCGATGCAAGATTCGCGGTTATGGATCTCAAGACAAAGACAAGGGAATATATCAAGCCGAAAACCTCATACACTATGACCAAGTCTTGGAATTACTCAAAACAAGTGATTATAAATGTCATTATTGCAAATTGCAAGTGCTCCTTTTGTACGAATATGTGCGCGATCCCAAGCAATGGACCTTGGAACGGAAAGACAATTCTCTGGGCCACACAAACGACAATGTGGTATTGGCCTGTCTCAATTGCAATATTAAGCGCAAGTGTATGCATATGGAACGTTATGAAATGACCAAACTCTTGGAACACATTGAAAAAGTTAAATAAATTCATGCTTATATAAATAACTTAAACATGAATAACGGAATTCTTAATATGCAAGTGGCTTCATTACCCATAAGTTCCATTCATGGACACATTAAACATAAATTAGACAATTTCTTTATCCATCAACGCATTCCCAACCTATTGTTTTACGGGAATTCGGGAACAGGTAAGCATACGATTGTTTATAATTATATTCAACAGATTTACGAAAATAACAAAGAGAAACTGAAAACCAATGTCATGTTTGTGAATTGTGCCCATGGCAAAGGCATCAAATTCATACGAGAAGACCTAAAATTCTTCGCTAAATCGAATTTGAAAGGAACACAGGGAGTGCATTTCAAAACCATTGTGCTTTTCAATGCCGACAATCTAACGATCGATGCCCAATCCGCCTTGCGCCGTTGTATCGAATTGTTTAGCTATAATACGCGATTTTTCATTGTGGTGGAAAACAAAGAAAAACTGCTCAATCCGATTTTGTCCAGATTTTGCGAAATTCATGTGCCAGATATTTTAGACGGTTCTGGTCAAACACATAATTTGCATCAAATACAATTACAAAACGCTTATGGACCTCAACTCAATCACGATGATTGGTTCGAAAAACACATTGGCGATTTAGACAAAAGCCTCCAAGAATATTTAGATTTTTCCTCTTTAATATACGAAGAAGGATATTCTTGCATGGATTTGATCCATTGGATCAAACATAGTTCCCCTTTTGAGGAATTAGACAAAACGGAACTCATTATGTATTTTCATAAAATTCGATGCGAATACAAAAACGAGAAATTGTTGCTTGCCACAATATTGTGCAACATACATATTCGTTATAATAAGCATTAGATAATGTGGTTATAACATATTATGGACGATTTTGTTATATCCAATTTACACGAGTCACGCAACGAGTGGTGTGGCCGTTTAGTCAGTATATTCACTCCGTTAGTTACCGAGGGCATTCAGTCCATTTTCGACGAAGCATGGAAAATGTGCTTGGAAAACGACGAAGCCAGTAAATACTTGATGACTTTCCAAAATTTGTTATCACGTGTTCCCAAATGGAGTTCTATTATTATTGAAGAAGAGAAACAGCGTATTATTGATCGCAGCGGATGCGGATATTTAGAGGATTTGATTACTTGTGTCCATATTATTCAACTCAAGGTACTTACTTGTATTCGTGTTGGCAACAAGCAGAAGAAAATCGATATTTCCATTCCCAAACTCGATCATTTTATTCACAAGGTCTATGTACATGTGGCCCGTAAATTATACATGAACGTTTATTTGTACGAGAAGAATTTGACGGCTTTGCAAAAGCAGAAGAACATGCGTGAATTGGAATTATTAATCCAAGAATGCATTTTGGTAACAATTCGCGAAAGTGTGCCCACTGAAGAAATCATTCGTGCTTACATGGACGAAAGTGAGGAACAAGAAGAAGAAGTCTTTATTGAACAAGTAAAAGATCCCGTTTTGGAAAAGCAGGAAACCAAAACAGACGAAACAACACAAGAAACAACGGAAGAAGATAAAGAAGAAATCCCTGTTGTGCCTTCAGTAAAGAATATGGACGAAGAAAAAGTGGTGACCCGTTTGTCTTTTAATGACAATGACAACGTCTTGGATGAAAACGACAATGTTCAAAACGTGGAAGCCCCCAAGACTTTGGAACGTTTAGAAGAAATTAGCACCACACGTGCGTTAGAGCGTAAATTGGCTGAACAAGAAGACGAAGACAGTGATGACGAGCGTATTACCATTTCCACCGAAGATGCAAATTTAACCGGTTTTGAATCATTGGACGAACCCACTCAATTGTCCAATACCAGGGCGGATGAAAACGCTATCAAATTAGATATTGAAGAGCTATAATATGAATATTTAATATATAAATATTCATATATAACATTATAGAAACAATAATGTCTGATTGTTATTCTTATGAAATTATAAATTTTGAACATAGTTATTTAAATGTGGATGCAGTTTATGTTCTTACTATGGAAAACAGTGATCGTATTAAAAAAATAAAAAAACAATTATATATCTATAAACCAGGAAAAAAAAATATAATTCAAATTAATAAAGGATACAAAAAATGCGCAAAACGTTTATGTGATAACTCAAAGGAAGTTATTAATAATACATATAATGACTTATCTCATGCATATTTAAATGCTTTTAAAAATGCTATTAAAAATAAATATCAAAATATATTGATTCTTGAAGATGATGCAATCTTTTCACCAGAATATTATAATGCGTGTAATTTGAAAATAGTCAATGAATTTATACCCAAATTAAATTCTAATCACTTTGTTTTTGCTTTAGGATTAGTACCTTGGTTATCTTTATATTATTCTTATGGTATTCGTAGATCAATAATGGCATCTGGAACACATGCGACTATATTTCCTATAAGTGTCATTAATAGTATTGTTCATAATTGTAATTCTATGAGTGATATTGACGTTTATGTAAATAGCAGGTGTGTTCGTTATTTTTATAATTATCCTTTAGTGATGCAAACATTTCCAGAAACCGAAAATTCTAAACATTGGTGTAAAGATTTTGGATTTGTTGGAAGTATCATGCGTTATATTATTATAAGTTTAATTTGGTTGTTTGCATTAGACAAACGTCCTGAACCAGGTACAACGTATATATATACGTTAAATAAAATTCTATATGATGTATTAATTCCTTTACTAATTATGTATATTTTATTTTTGAATATTAAAAAAATAATACCTATGAATATAAATAAATATTTAAAATCTTTAAAGCTATAATATATGAATTTTATTTGTAATTTTATAACATCTAAAAATAGTCGTTATAAAATATTATATTTTTACTCTTCTTAGATTTATGATAATAGAAAATGTTAAAATGTTATATTTGTGTATATTAGATGAGTCATTGTTATCAATTTGAAAAACAAAATCATAAAGATGGAATATTAAATTCTTGTGTAGATGCAACCTATGTTATTCATTTAAAAAACAATGGAAGAATCGAAAATATAGAAACTCAATTAGAAAAATATAAACCAACCAGCACTGTGTATATTTTGATAAATGAAGGTTACAAAAAATGCTCTAAAAATTTACATAAAAAACATCCAGCAATTGATTTAATTGATTGCTATTATACTATTTTTGAACACGCAAAACAGGCGAATTATGACAATATATTAATCTTGGAAGATGATTTCGAATTTTCAAGTGACTTCAAAAATCCTGAAACTGCACGTTCCCTTTGCCATTTCATTCATTCTATGAAAAATCAACGATTCATTTATTACTTGGGTGTATTACCAATCTCATCTTTTCCGTTATTTAGAGATAATACAAGAAAATTATTTATGGGTGTTGGAACACATGCATGCATTTATTCTCGTTCTTTCCAAGAAAAATGTCTTGCATTAAAGAAGTCGTCGATTCATGATTGGGACGTGTTTATTAATTTACAGTGTTTTGATACAAAACGATATATTTATAATAAACCTTTGTGTTATCAATTATTTCCGGAAACGGAAAACTCAAAGCAATGGATGAATCCCCTTGGTTTAGCGACATTATCTAAATTTTGTTTACGAGATATTCTTCATCTAGATAGACAATATGAACCCGGGTTTTCCTTTTTATATACATTTTCAATTTTCGTATTTCTGTTTTTCTTTTGTTTGTTTTTGGTGATTTTATTATGCATTGGACGTTTCCTCTATAACAATGTAAAAACATTGTTATCCAAGAAATCCAAGAAAATGCGTAAATAATAGTCTTTAAAAATACTCTTTTTGTTTATACTATGGACCCCATGTTTATTGTATCCTTTTTCATTACTCTTCTATTTGCTTTAGTCAAATTCGGTGAATACAAGTTTTTACAAAAAGAACAAGAAAAAACTCCTTTAAAGGATATTGTTCGCGATTTACTCATTGTATTAGTATCTTCTTTAGCCGGTTCATATATTTACTTCAATTTCCAAGATTCCATCAATGAATTTTTCAATGTGGTCACCGATTCCAAGGTCTTAAATAACGCCGCCACCCAAGTTTTTACTGATAAACCTGCATTTTAAACCCTTGAAATACTGTTTTACACCATTTCGCATTTTCAATGCGAAATGGTAACTGGTTACCTTTCACTTATTTATGACCATTTTATGGGCGTTTTTTGAATGAGAAAAGGTGTAAGAAATTCCTTAAAACAGTGACGCATTACGTAAATTGACTCAAAAAGGCATCACTGTTAGGAGGACGTGTCAAAAGATTTTCCAACATGGTAAATCCGGTTTGTGTACCTCCTTTTTCCAATATACATTTGCGATAATGCAAACCCACGTCGCGATTGAAAATATTTCCACTGTCTTTGAATAGCTGAAACACCTCGGCTGCATATACTTCACTCCACAAATAACCATAATACCCGCTTTGGTATCCGCCCATCAAATGACCGAAATTCGCCGCCATACATCCTTCACAATGTTCCATTGGACTCAATTCAGCCTGTATTTTATTATATTCTTCCACTACATCAAGCTCCTCCAAACTAATATGCAATGTCATATCATATAGCGCAAATTGCAATTGACGAATATAATGCAATCCTTGAAACAAATGTTTATTGGATTTGATTTTATCCATCAAGTCCTTTGGCAAAGGTTCTCCTGATTCATAGTGACTACTAATGCGTTTCAAAAAATCCTCTTCGTAACACCAATTTTCCAATGCCTGACTGGGACATTCGACAAAATCGCATTCAACCGCTGTACCACTAAACATGGCAAAACGATTTTTACTCAACAATTGATGGAAAATATGACCTAATTCGTGGAAAAAGGTCTCCACTTCGCGAAAGGTCAATAGAGCCGGTTTGTCGGCAGTGGCGCGAGAGAAATTACACACCATGGCCGATACAGGAGTACTGCGCGTTTCGTTTTCTGTGTAAGCCTGTTTCAGCGTAAAAGCGGCGGCATGTCCATATTTCCCTTCGCGTGGGTACAAATCCACGTAAAAATGTCCAATCAAATCCCCCAACACTCCGTTTTCATTGTCTTTTACAGCATAACACTTGACGGATTCATGCCATGTTTGATGTTTCTCCAAAGACACTTCCGATATTTGTAAATGGAAAATTTCCTCAAAGGTGGCCAACAAACTGGGCAACAATTTCTCCAAAGGGAAGTACCCTTGGATTTCCTTTTCGTCGTATTGCAACAACTCCTTTTTATAAAGATTAGTATAATAGGCGCTATTCCAGGATTCCAATTGACTTCGGCCAAAATGATTACACAAGGTTTCCACGTCTTTCTTGGAACTAATCTTCATTTTTTCCAACAAACTATGCAAAAACTCCAATACTTGTTTGGAGGATTTGGCCATGCGTTTATTCGACAACACATATTCGGAATAATTTTCGTGGTCCAATAATTTGGCTTTTTGTTGTCGCAAACCCAGTGATTCTTGCAGCATTTTTTCATTGTGAAAAGGTTCTTTACCGCGGTTCAAAAACTGAATACTGGTTTGCTTACGTGTGTGTTCCACATTGCAATACGGCATCACATTGTTGATGTGGTCGTATTTGGTGGTGATTTTATATTTGCCATCTTCGGTTTTTTCCAATGTTTCCAAAAAATCTTTATCAACACCATCCAATTCATCTTCACTGAAAGCCAAAAAATCCTTGACTTCATTCAAATTATTGCTATAATTAATAGATAAATCGCTCAATGTATCAGACAATTTTTGCAACTCATTGCGTTTGGACTCCTCCAAATGGATACCATTGTGCTTGTAATTTTTCATAATCGTCTCCATATAATGCTTTTCCACGGAGTCGAAAACATCGGAAAATTGTTCGTAATTTTTCTTGGTGGCTTGGTATAAACCAAGATCCATAGACCATTTGTTGGAAAACGCCGATACTTTCTTAGATGCTTCCACTGAAGCATTGCGCACTTCCGAATCGGGATGAACATATTGCATAAAATCCATACATTCCAGCGTCAAATCCCAGTCATTGGTCTTCTCATAAAATGCGAAAAATTCTTCTTTAGAGGGAAACGTGGTTTTCATGAATATATCATAATATTCATCGTAATCCGCTAAAATTTTCGACGTTTTGTCCTCGATTTCTTGAGCACTGAAGCTATAATCAATACCGGATGGCAACATATTATATTCAAATTAGAATCATTATGTTTAACTGCTTTACAGAACAATGTTTCACATATTCATTGGTTATACAAAATTGATATTTAAAAAGGGTTAAAAATAAGCTTCACTATAAATATACATCAAAAATGACAAGAATTCGTAAATTTCTAAGCTCTTTTGAAGAGTTTATGATCCAGTTTAATTTGGACAAATACGATTTTACAAAAAATAATGAACGAAACACGGGTTCCTTGCACATGTTTACCTTGCATATGCCCATACATTACAATGAGCGCGTACCGGAATATGTGGATGGAGAGGTGCATTATGTTGAAACACCGAAAACACAAGAACGACCCACAATCGAAGTATTTGAAGAAAAATTCGCAACCTATTTTGACCCTCATTCGACAGTATCATGGAATAGGGTATCGATTGTACAACGTGAAATTGACGAAAACCAGGTACTTATTATACATATTCGATTGCGACTGGGAAACGGAATGAACTTACCATTTCCTACTCCAAACAATGATGATGCGCGATTTCAACGCCAAGAACAAACGATTCGACAATTGCGTGAGCGTATGCGAAATTTCGATCAAGTATGTTATCGCATTCGTGTTGAGTTTTACGATCGTTTGGCGCGAGAAAGTGAATTACGACACCGTATTCGACGAAAATGCGAGAAAGAGAAAAAACGACTTATGGATAAAAACAAATCCGACGTGACGCGTATAATTAACCGTTTAAAGGAATATTACGCCAAAGATGATAAGCGTTCTGAATGCCCAGTTTGTTACGAGCAAATTGAAGCCGATAAATTGTACGTACCTGGGTGCTGTCATTATTTGTGCGATACATGTGCCAACCATGTCATACAATTAAATAACAAGTGTCCCATTTGCCGTGATCCTCTTTACACGACTGATGGTGAATATGTTCCTCCTCAACAGCCATTAGATCTTGATCCCATGGCTCGACATATGGGACAACACGATCGCATTCCCGATGATGAAATGCAGGAAATATTACGTATTATTGATGTACAAGAGAACTAAAACTATGTTTTAAGGTAACCGGTTACCATTTCGCACTGAAAATGCGAAATGGTGTAAAACATAATCATGATGTTATTACTTTATATAGAAAACAACTCTGTTTTTTCTTTCATGTCTTCTTCAATCACATATTGAGAGAAAATGGTGCGTTCTAACTGGGCTTCGGGTGTGTGATAATGAGCAGTACGAGCGATCATTTTGTACAATTTAAAACAAGGATATCGTTCTTCACCATTTTTCTTGTACAAGACGTTTTTCCCATTGTCGTCCAAACACCATTCATATATGATTTTTTGGAATTCGTCGTAAGTGGAAATGTCGTCTTCAATGTCCATCATAAAATCGTAAATGGATGTTCCAAGACGGCATAAATCAAACGCAAAATTGGGTTCGAGGCGAGGTTTGTTTTCATTGAAAAAGGGTTCGCAATTGTATTGCGTGGAAGCATCACCTCCCGGACCGAAACTATCGCTGCAAAAAACTTTGTTGTCATACTTGTAAATGGCGCGACCGAAATCAATGAGTTTATAAATTCGACCATAGGTGGGAACCTTATAGGTTTTGTTTTCGTGTTCATAATACAAAAAAGGTTTTTCTGTTTTAACGTACATTACATTATTGGTGTGTAAATCGTTGTGAGTAAATTGAAAATGTTTCTGATAAGTGAGGAGCATCATAATGATTTGGAATAACATGGCACAGCCACTGTCTTCTTCCAATTCATCATTTTCCAATAAACTATCCAATGTACCGTCGCATTTTTCCATACAAATCATTTGAATAGGGAAATTGTGAATGTAACCGTAAATTTCTTCTTCTTCTTCTTCTTCGGAAGAGGAATAGTCACTTCCTTCACTTCCTTCACTTCCTTCACTTCCTTCACTTCCTTCACTTCCTTCACTTCCTTCACTTCCTTCACTTCCTTCACTTCCTTCACTTCCTTCACTTCCTTCACTTCCTTCTTCTTCTTCCTCTTCTTCTGAACTATAATTCAATTCACTATCATTGCTTGTATCGGAAGAAGATCGCGAAGAAGAAGCCGAACAATTGGATTTCGAGTAAATCGTTTCTAAATCTTGGATTTCAGCCAACATGGTTTGACATAATTCATGACTGGCTTCTAATTCTTGGAAATCGTCGAATTGAAAAATAGTTTCTTCCTCCAAACATAGTTTTTTACGATTCTTTCGCGAACCTCCTAAAATAGAAATTTCATCGCCTTCAATCATTTCGGGTTGATCCACATAAAACAATTCACCCACATGTTTGTTATAAAATTCAGATTGGTGTAAATATTCCACATCGTCGGTTACACAAACCTTATGTACTTTCTGAATTCCAAGAAAAGAACCGTAAAAATCGATGCCGTGTTCGAAATTTTTTTGATGTAATAAACAGGAAGACAAATAGGTGAAGAAACAATCCACATAAGAAGTATTGTGTGGAAATAACATTTTCGGATGTACCTCTTCCGGAGTACTATTTAATTTAGGAATAGTGGCAATATTATTGTCTTCCAACTTGTATTTTCCAATCATGTATCGATATGGGTCTAATAAAGGTGAAAATTTCACAAAAACCGGTTTTTCCAAGATTTCCTTTGTTTCTAAATGTTCGACGTGTTGTAAATCGCGAATGTGATAAGGATGGTTTAGGGCGATTTTCTGATAGTTGTTTTCATTCATTTCAAAAAATCGTTGATACAATGGATTGTAAAATTGCAACTCGGAAATCTCAAAAGGATTGTACTCCGATTCTTCATTTTGTTTTTGCAATTCTTCTAAATTAACCATATTCGGTTTGGCATAATGGATTGCTTTCAACTCCATTTTATTGACAAGTATAACGTTTGTGAATAGATTTTAAATTAAGTATAAACGTAAAGTGCATTTGTTTTACGTGATTTTAATCTAACAGGTTTAGTATAGTATTTCCTAAAGTATGACATTGCAATTAAAAAAATTCGATATGAAATGGATTACGTTCAAGCCGAATGAAAATAAAGGTCCAGTAATTGTCATGATTGGGCGTCGTGATACAGGTAAATCCTTTTTAGTGCGTGATTTACTATTCCATCATCAAGACATTCCGATTGGTACAGTGATTTCGGGGACAGAAGCGGGTAACGGGTTTTATTCTGCGCATGTTCCCAAACTGTTTATTCATGAAGAATACAATACGGTGTTGGTGGAAAATGTATTACGTCGGCAAAAAGCGGTGCTAAAACAAATGAACAAAGAAAAAGAACAATTCAATCGAACAACGATAGATCCAAGAACGTTTGTCATTTTAGATGATTGTTTGTACGATCAATCATGGACAAAAGACAAGATGATGCGTCTCCTTTTTATGAATGGTCGTCATTGGAAGATTATGCTTATTATTACCATGCAATATCCATTGGGTATTCCTCCAAACTTGCGTACAAATATTGATTATGTATTTATTTTGCGAGAACCTTATTTGACCAATCGCAAACGCATTTGGGAAAACTATGCCTCCATGTTTCCCACCTTAGAATCCTTTTGTTCAGTCATGGATCAAACCACGGAAAATTACGAATGTTTGGTCATTAATAACAATGCCAAGTCCAATAAATTAAATGATCAGATTTTTTGGTATAAGGCTGAAAATAGACCCAGTTTTAAGTTGGGTTCGAAAGAATTTTGGGACATTTCCAAGGAAATGGGTTCGGACGATGAGGGGGAACAATATGATCCTTCCAAGACAAAGAAGCGTAACGCTGTTTCGATTAACGTCAAAAAGAGTACAAAGTGGTAACAGGGGGACTGACCCAGGGGGACTGACCGTCCCCCTTGAACCCCCTGCATTTTCTGGGAAACGTAATATTATGTTTTGAGGAGTACTACTCAAAACATAACTGAATCATTTATTCAAAAAAGGAAGGTTTTAAAGGAAACCTGGGTTTCCTTTACTGGGTTTCCTTTACTGGGTTTCCTTTAGTTACATAGGTGTTACACGAATCGTCAATTTAATATTCGTCAAATCATATGCTTTTCCAACATCCACATTCAAACGATATGTATTATTTTTATTGATGGTTTTAGTATTTGAAGTGGTGTTTGTGGAAACAATGCGATAACTTGCGCTTCCAAACGCTAAAAAGGCTGTTGTACCTTTTGAAACACTTCTCGTGTCTAATCCAATAGTGGTCAAGGAATTTGGATCGGTGGTAATTCCCTGTAATTGTAAAGTAATATAATTACCTGAACTGCCTGATCCAGCTGCACCAATACATTGTGCATAAAATTCCACAAAATAATTCGATTCACTTAAATTAGAAAAAGTAATATTAGCTGTTCCACTTGTACTATCCAAGAATCCGCTAAATCCATTATTTGTTGTTACACTATGGTTGTATGTGGCATTTTGTATGGTTGCACCTGAGAAAGATAAATCGTCAAAGTAAAGTGCCACATTGGTTTGTCCGCCGAGTGCATAGGAAATTTCAGAAGTGGATGGGTTATACATTAAAATATTGGACGATGTTGCATTCCGTACCGGATTTACGTAAAAGGAGGATGATGTACTTGGATTTAATGCACTTCCACTTGCGTTTAATATAATAGAATTATTGGGCTGGGAAGTGACTCCGGCTTGTTTTCCAAGAGCGATTGAATCTGTTCCTTGGCTTGTTTTTCCGGCTTGATATCCAATGGCAATTGATCCGTCACTTTGAGAACTATTTCCGGCATTTCGACCGATTGCAATTGAGCCTGTTCCTTGACTTGTTTTTCCGGCATCCAAACCAAGGTGAATCTCAGATGATCCGACCGACCATGCAAATGTACTATCATTCCAATAAACATAATCGGAGTAATTTGTTCCGGAAATAGAAATAAATCCAGTATCTCCTTGTGGTCCAGTATCTCCTTGGATTCCTTGAATACCTTGTGGTCCAGTGTCTCCTTGGATTCCTTGAATACCTTGTGGTCCCGTGTCTCCTTGGATTCCCTGGATTCCTTGAATTCCTTGTGGTCCCGTGTCTCCTTGGATTCCCTGGATTCCTTGAATTCCTTGTGGTCCAGTATCACCTTTATTTCCTTGAATTCCTTGTGGTCCAGTGTCTCCTTGGATTCCCTGGATTCCTTGAATTCCTTGTGGTCCAGTGTCTCCTTGGATTCCTTGAATACCTTGTGGTCCAGTGTCTCCTTGGATTCCCTGGATTCCTTGAATTCCTTGTGGTCCAGTATCACCTTTATTTCCTTGAATTCCTTGTGGTCCAGTGTCTCCTTTATCTCCTTGAAATCCACGTAATCCGGTTGGTCCTTGAGGCCCAATTGGTCCTTGTGGTCCTGTATCTCCTTGGATTCCTTGCACACCTTGTGGTCCAGTATCTCCTTGTTTTCCAGGAGCACCTTTCAAATTCACTTCCCATTCTGTTTGCGTACTTGTACCAACCACAATATCTACTTTAAACATCATTTCTCCGCTATTCACGTCATAACTATTTACCATTGCATCAAAATAGTTTGCATCGTCATAAGCGACAATGACTTCTTGTCCAACGGTATAGGCCAATCCTGTTTCAATAGAAATAGGATATATAGTGCCAATGACCAAAGAAGATAAATCGATACTATCCGTCGAGCTTCCTGCATAACGGTCTCCTGCTTCTCCCGTGTCTCCTTTTATGCCTTGAATACCTCTTGGTCCCGTAAAACCGCGTAATCCTTGTGATCCCGTATCCCCTTTTATTCCCTGAATACCTTGTGGTCCCGTATCACCTTTTATTCCTTGAAGACCTTGTGGTCCCGTAAAACCGCGTAATCCTTGTGGTCCTGTCATACCCTGTTTTCCCGACAGATTTACTTCCCATGTAACACCACTTGCATTTCCCTGCACAAAATTAACAACAATACTCAAATTCCCCGTGGATGCATCATAATTGGTTACCACCCCATTCATAAAATTATCGACATCATAGACAATCAATACTTCTTGACGAGTCGTATAAGCCAAACTCGTATCAATCGTATATGTTTTCGCATCGCCTACTTGTATATTATTTAAATTAATAAAGTCCGATAAAGTACTATAATAAATATTACCACTATCACCCGTAAAACCTTGCAATCCACGTGCCCCAGTTGGTCCCGTTTCTCCTTTCAATCCCTGCGCACCCGTCAAACCCTGTGGTCCCGTCAAACCTTGTACTCCTTTTGGTCCGGTGACACCTTGCACTCCTTGTGGTCCCGTCACACCTTGCAAACCAGTTAAATTCACATGCCATGTAATTCCCGTAACATTTCCAACAATATAATTCACTGTTACACTCGTTATACCACTTGTCTTATCATACGAATTAATTATACTATTAAAGTAATTATCGTCATCATAGACAAACAACAATTCTTGTTTGGAGGAATAGGCCAAGTCTTTTGGGAAAGTGAATTCCTTGACTTCACCGATTTGCAATGTATTTAAATTGATCAATTCACTCAAAACAAAATAATATTTATCACCGGTTGGACCTGTTGGTCCGGTATTTCCTTCGTTTCCTTGTGCTCCGGCGGGTCCAGTATTTCCCTGACTTCCTTGTGGTCCAGCTGGGCCGGTATTTCCCTGACTTCCTTGTGGTCCAGCTGGGCCGGTATTTCCCTGACTTCCTTGTGGTCCAGCTGGGCCGGTTACGCCTTGAATTCCTTGAATTCCTTGTGTTCCCGTCGGTCCTTGAATACCTCGTGGTCCTTGAATACCTTGCACTCCCGTTGGTCCCTGAATACCTTGCAGTCCGGTTGGTCCTTGCATACCTCGCACTCCGGTTGGTCCTTGCATACCTTGTGGCCCGGTTGGACCAATATCACCTTGACGTCCAGGGGCACCGTTCAAATTTACTTCCCATGACGATTCCTTTTTAGAACCATTTACAAGATCCACTTTAAACACCAATTCTCCGCTGTTCGCATCATAACTATTTACAAGAGCATCGAACAAATTCAAATCATCGTACGCTATGATGACTTCTTGACCCACCGTGTAAGCCAATCCGGTGTCAATTGTAATTGAATACATTTGACCAACCACAAGTGCGGATAGATCGATGGTATCGGTGGATGTGGCTGCATACCGATCCCCTGCGTCTCCTGTATCACCTTTTATTCCTTGGATACCCCGCGGACCGGTATAACCTGTGGGTCCCGTGAGTCCTTGGATACCCTGGATGCCTTGGGGTCCAGTATAACCAGTTGGACCCTGTGCTCCGGTGGGTCCGCGTATTCCAGGTAATCCCTGTGCTCCAGTGGGTCCTTTTGGACCCTGTGGTCCAGTATCTCCTTGAATACCTTGTGATCCAGTATCTCCTTTTATTCCTTGGATTCCTTGTGGTCCGGTCACTCCTTGAATACCTTGTGATCCAGTATCTCCTTTTATTCCTTGGATTCCTTGGATTCCTTGTGGTCCGGTCACTCCTTGAATGCCTTGGGGTCCAGTATAACCGGTTGGACCTTGTGCTCCTGTTGAACCTTCTAAATTAACTTGCCACGTGGAATAGGTACCACTTCCTGCTATTAATTCGACCAGCACATTCATTGCTCCGTTTTGAGGATCATAGCTAGAAACAACACCGCGGAAATAGTTTAACGATAAGCTGTCTAAAGAAGTTGTTGAAACAGAATCATTGGCAATGACCACTTCTTGACCGGGAGTATAAGATAAATGTATGTCAACAATTAGTGTTTGAATAATTCCAATTTGCAATGTATTTAAATCGATTGACGTGGTTGAAGTGGTCGCGTATTTATCTCCACTTGGACCGGTTTCACCCGTTGGACCCGTTACACCTTTAATTAATGAATAGTATGGTCCAATAGTACCAGTTCCACTAGAGTTTTTTTGAATAGCAACTAAATCATAATTACTTGTTCCAGCTGTTCCAGTCGGTCCAATTTCCCAACCACCAACAGCCGAAGGTGTAAGTCTAGCCGGTCCAACATTAATAAAAGGTGATGCGAACCCTCTCTCGGTATAAGCAATTCCATTATTATCTGACCCTATGGTAGCTTTTACACCTAAAGGGCCATAAATATTTATTGTGCCAGGACCCATTGAAATATCTTTCCATCTAAATGATTCAGTACCTAAAACATATTCATTATCTTTATATGGAATGATATTAGTTGCTTTAATAGTGTCATTTACTATTTCTAAAGAATTACTGTAATAAACGTTGTCTGTCGTTTTATCATTTAGTAAAATGTTTCCATTTCCCTCTCCAACTATTGATAAAGTTGGACCCGTTGGACCCGTTGGACCCGTTGGACCCGTTGGACCCGTTGGACCCGTTGGACCCGTTGGACCAGTAATACCGGGCTCACCTTGAGGAATATAACTATTTACACTGCGCGGGTTGCATCCAACAATAGAGGTATTGGTTTCGACGATTTGAATGCGCTGATTTTCTTCTAAATGTGAAAGCTCCTTTTTATCTTGGAGATTGTGTTTTTTTGTGTTACTTGGCATATATATAAAATGATCGATTTTAAAAAACATAGCATAACGGACTTCGTCCTTAAACAGGGGGACTCGCCGTCCCCTTGAACCCAAGGGGACTCGCCGTCCCCCTTGAACCCCCTGCATTTCCTAGGCAACTTAATATTATGTTTTGAGGAGTACCACTCAAAACATAATCCACACGAATTTTCCACAGAAAAGGAAGGTTTTAAAGGAAACCTGGGTTTCCTTTACTAGGCAACTTAATATTATGTTTTGAGGAGTACCACTCAAAACATAAT